CCATCAAAATACCCATGACCTGCGGAGAAGTCATGACAATAGGCGTCTTCATAAACATAACGTGTAGCTCGATATGTGCGTCATGATCCTGTCCATCAAACGCCATCAACAACTCACCGGTTAACGCACGAGCGTTCTCAATTAACGGGTCTAGTGGTTGCGGCTGCGGAGGTGGTGGCAATATCTCGTCAATGTTCTGCACCTCTAGTGCCTGATACATACGACGGAATGCTGCGTGTAGGTTGTGTACCTGCGGGTTAGACTGCGCCAACTGTAGTTGCGTCTGAGCAAGCGTGACCCGCTGCGCCATCGAGAAGATGTTCGGATCGCTTACCGGAATTACATCAACGCGTCCGTCAAAGTCCGCCGCCATAACCGTACGATCCCCACCCGCTACATCGTACGGATACTCTTGCGGTAGATTGTCTCGGAAAATACGCGCAAGGATACGGAACTCATTCTTCTGCGCATAGTGCAGCCGCTTATGGATAGCGGACATAACCTTCATGCCACGTTCTAACAACGCCACAGTGGTCCCTACAGGGGCCTCCTGGTTCATGTTAGACGTTTGCTGGTCTGCCAGTGCCACAAAGCGTCTTCCGTTGTCCACGAGGGAGCCTAGAAGCTGTGCTAGAGTTCCAGAAGGTTCCTTGTAGGGCAACGGGATAATCGAATCCCGAATGTTGCCCCCAGGTGCGTCAATATCCCGCCACTCGCCCGGCTGTAACGGTTCGTCGTCATTACGAACCCTCACGCCTCTGGCCTTAAATCCTGCTGGGAGATTGGCAAGAGTACCAGCGTCGATCAACTGTCGAAGGATACTTGTTGCCGCACGACCAAGGCCGCCAATCATGTGGACAAGCCCAAAGCCATAAAAGCCCAGACCTGGCATAAACTTGTAGTGAACGAAGTACTGCTGCTTTTTAGCTAAACCAGTTCCTTCCTCAAAGTTACGGCGAATCGATAGGATCTTTCCCGACCCCTCGTCAATCGTCACAATATACGGTAACGCAATCCCCGTAGGTTCACCCTCGGGCGACATGTCCTCAAACCCCTCAAGGTCGAGATCAACGTGCATCTCCAAGATCGTATATACGTCGTCCGTATATCCCTTTGATGTCCCCTGAAGGTCGTCAACTTTTTGACGAACCTCGTCGTCACTCTCGTCGTACTTGCTCAGTTCTGTGTCCATATAGAACCCAGCAATCTGCATCTTACGAACCTCGTTCGCGTCCATTCGCAGAACATGTGTAACCCGTGATGCAGTCTGTAGATCAGACGCCGCGTACGAAACGACCAAGTCTTGTGCCGGAATAAACTTAGACACAGCGCGTTGCTTGGCCTCGTCAAAGTAAACCTTCTTAAAACAAGAACCCGACAGCGGTAAATAGAACAAAAGCTGGTCCATATCAGGATCGAACTCTTCCATCACTTCCGTGATCTGGTAGTTCATAAAGTCCTTAACTCGCGCTGCCTGCTCCTCACGAGCCGCATCCTGCAAACCAAGAACCTGTGTTTGTACTGGGCCACCAGCAGGTAACATCTCTTTGTATGCTTGCGCTTGGAACTGCGTGACGCTTTCGCTAATCAGCGGATGCGTGACACCAGATGCTCCCTCAAACGGTTGAGTGCGCTCATCGTACTTAACACCAAGTAGATCCAAGCCTTTTGTATACGTCTCTTCCCACTCCGAACGAGAATCCAAATCCTCTTCGTAAGAAGCCCGAAGATCAGACGATATTTCTCCAAGATACCCTTCATCCAAAAACTCCGCTAAGTTGTCTCCGTGCTCTGGCTGAATCATAGACTCTTCCATCGCGATCATCTGCTCTAAGCTGATGACTTCCGCACCACCCTGACCGTCGTCGATAACTTCGGCCCCATTAGGGAACATCTCAATCTGCTCCTCGACAGGAACCTCTACCGACGCCTCATCCGGCATCATGTCCTCGGGACGAATCCCTGAATCTACAAGTGGTGGCAGTGCCATCAGTAATACTCCCGCTTACGGCGATATTCGTCGTGTTCTTCGGTTTCGTTCTGCAAAGAGATGAACCCTCCCTGCCTAAACCGCATCAATGCTAACGTCATGCTATCACAAAAGTCGTCATGATCGCCATTAGGAAATGAAACGACCTCCTCAATGACCTCGTCAGCAAACTTCTTGTCGCTTGGTGCCCATACTACACCAGCTTCGAACAATGGCGCAACCATGTGCATTCTGGTTACTTTGTCCTTACCCTTCCCAGGCGAGAAGCCCAGTGCCGGAATACCGCGTAGCCGCAATTCGTCAATGAGCGGTGTACCCGTCGCTTTCGCTTCGACCACAACCATGTCTGGCTCCCAGTATTCGTGTTCTTCATACGCTATCTCCTTGAGTTCAGGGAAGTTCCACCTGCCCCTACGTGCATCCATCAGAATAACGTGATCTGAACCACCTTCTTCCGGCTCAAACACGCCCCAAGTTGTAATAGCACTGTAGTCAGCAGATTCTTTCTTAGAAAACGCTGTATCGTACGCTTGTATAATATATTTAACAGGAGGGATGGTCTCCTTCTCCCACGTCTGCCACCAATCCCGCCGTATAATCGCAGAATCCGACCCCGTTGGCGTCTGCTGCCACTGCGCATTCCACTTTTGTACAGGCAATGACGCCTTAATCGACAGCAGCGCGTCTTTTTCCCAGAACTCAGGCCACAACGGCTTGTCAGATGGCAAAATTGCAGGGAACTCTACAACCTCCCATTGATCCGCCATGACATCACTACCTTGATTGGCGAGTAACCGGCCCGTCAGGTCCTTTTTACCCCAACGCGTCATAACAAGAATGATCGCACCACCAGGTTGCAAACGCTGACGAGGACCAGAAGTGTACCATTCGTACGCATGGTCAAACGCAGTCTCGCTCAATGCGTCCTGTTCCGAGTGAGGGTCGTCAATAATAAACAAATCCGCACCACGACCCGTTACCGCAGCACCAACACCAGCCGCAAAATACTCGCCGCCCTTGTCAGTCTGCCACTTACCCGCGCCCTTGTTGTCTTCCTTCAAGTTGGTCTCAGGAAAAACATCCTTGTACTGCGGATCGTCTATCAAATCGCGCACTTTTCTACCAAATCGGACAGCTAGTTCGGTATTATGGGTAGCCTGAATAATCTTTAGTTTAGGATTCCTACCCAAAAACCACGCAGGCATCAAATACGACGCAAACTCAGACTTAGAATGACGCGGCGGCATGTTGATTATCAGACGCTTCAACTCGCCTCTCGCAACCCGCTCCAGCTTCTCCGCAATAATCCGGTGGTGACGACCCTCAATAAAGTTCTCGTACACATGGTGCGCAAAAGGCATGAAGTATTCTTGCGCTTTTTCCCGCGTATCTAACTTTTTCTTAGCCTCAGTTAAGGCTAAGATCTCTTTTAACGCTTCTTCTGGTAATGCCTGAAGGTTCATTAGCTATTCATCAAGTCCTCTGAAGGAAGTCTCTCGGCTCCCGTGCCTTGGATCTCGGCTAGTCTACGCAAGTAGTCTAACTCTGCATTTGGAGCAATATACCCATAACCATACCGTCTATCCCCAGTAACAGGAGCTAGATAACTCGTTAACGGAACAGCAGTAGGTCTGGAAACCTCCTGAGCTACACCAGGTTGTGGCGCGTAGAAAGAATAATCCATTGTCTGCTGTGGTTGGTAATACGGAGCCACCGTTGGGCGCATCAAGGACCCAAGACCTGCAATAGCAGATTCATAACCTGGAGCAGACTCTGGAGTTATCTTATCCTCTTTCTTCTTCTTTGGAGGAACCCGAGGCTTTGAAACAACAGGGACAGATTCGACTAACTCTGGTGGTTCGGCTACAACCACATCTGTGCTTGTATCCACCACAGTATCAGTCACGTCCGTTGTATCAGTCACATCTACCACATCCGTATCAGTCACGTCCGTTGTATCAGTCACGTCTACTGTGTTTTCTACTACGTTAGTATTAACACCCGTATTCGTCGCGTTCGTCGCATCTACGTTTACCGTCACGTCTGCGTTAGTAACTACCGCCGTATTTCCCGCAGTTACAGTGTTGCTTGTCGTCTGGTTCGTTGTGTTATTTGTCACATCAACCGTCGTATTTCCGTTTACGTCTACTGAAGTAACCACGGTGTTGTTTCCAACCACATCCACCGTAGCGTTTCCAACTGTTGTGGTGCTTGTTGCTGCCGCCGCGTCCGTTGCTGAGGTAGCCGCCGCGTCCGTTGCTGAGGTAGCCGCCGCGTCCGTTGCTGAAGTAGTCGTCGCGTCCGTACCTGCCAACGTGGCGATTCCACCAGCGGTCTTCGTTGTAGTAGAACCATCTCCAGTAACCACAGTGGTCGTACCTTCAAGACTCGATGTCGCGTCCGTCGTGTCCGCACTCGATAGTCCGTCAAAAGATAAATCTACTGTACTTGAGGCATCCGTCGCACCCAACAGTGCCTCCGACGCTGTCGCGTCTACTACCGTCGCACCAGCAGCCTCTGTTGCTGTAACGTCACTATTCTGAACGGCATTCGTCGCATCCACGATGTTGACGTTGTCTCCTGTCCCAACTACCGCAGAAAAACCAGTCTGATCGTTGGTTAGTACTATATTTCCACCGCTCGAATTGACCGTTACATCCGCACCAGCACCCTCAATTACGTCCGTTTCCTTGCCCGTAAGCGTTTCAACCGTCGTCTCCGACCCAGTAAGATTCGTCCCCGCAACAACCTCGTCACCCGTAAACGTAGCACCCGCTCCCGTCTCGTTGTTCGTAATAGTAATGTTGCCCTGGTTATCCGTACCAATGCTGACGTTATCCCCAGAAGTCAAAGCCTCAGATGCCGTCGTGAACGGCGTAACCTCAGAACTCGCGTCAAAGGTCACACCCGTCAAATCCACAGTCTGTCCAGCAGGCGTCGATGCAATCTCCGACGCAATCTGCTCGTCCGTGGCACCCGCAGCCTTCGCGTTGTTATACGCACTCAAGCTAACCAAGCCGCCCGTCAACGCACCAAGGATGCCCTCGTCACCACTGGCGTTCCAAGAAAACGAAACACCTTCCGGAGTCGTGTAGATATTTCCCTCATTACCCAACTGCGTGTCTACCACACTCGCAATCGTAGACTGCTCAACCAATCCCTCGTCAACAGCACCCGCCAGCATCGTAGAAGCAATAGACGCTGTTTTCTGCGCAAGATTACCTGTACCAACTCCGCCAGCCAAGGACCCCAACATGATGTTCGAAACCGCACCAATCGGAACACCCAACGCCGCTGCCGTCGCATTCGCAGAACGAGCCGCAGCCAACGCACCCTCTTCGTCCCCTGGATTAGCCGCCAAGAACTGATCGTACACCTGATTAAAGGACTCAGATCCAAGTTCCGCTGCCGTCATGACCGCACCCGTCACCGCGCCTGGAACCAATCCAACTAACAAACCAGATAAACCCGCAACCGTCGGGGCAGCAGAGTAAACACCCTTCGTATACAACGACTCTAGGTTAATTTCGCCAGTATCAGGATCAACAATAGGCTGCGAAAACGCCTCCGCCGCCTCCGGATCAAACTCCTCCAGTTTCTCAAACGCCGTCTCTTGAGCCTCCTGACCAGACTCAATCTGACCTAAACCATACGAAGACAAGTTCTCGCTCAACGTCGCAAGCAAATCACTGTCATACTCAATTCCCAACTTGCCCAAGCCGTCCGCAATAGCCAAGGACAACGCTCCAAGCTGCTCCTGACCTAAGCCTCCACTCGCTTCACCCAAAATCTGGGTCCCTGGATCAGGCTTCACAAACTTATAATCAGGCAAAAACGCTGCAATCTCTTCGTCCGTCAAATCCTGACCCTGCAACAATGCCATCGTTCCCGTCATCTCAGGTACAGAAACATCCGCCGTATAAATCCCCTCTTCAACACGACGCTTCAACTCAGCCAACGCATCTTCCGTCGTCGTCATGCCAGAGGTGTCAACAGCACCTTGGTCCACGGTCCCAGAGCCAGCAGCCGTTTCATCCCCAGTCGAAACCGTAACGTCCACACCCAAAGGCACCTCGGCTTCCGCCTTAGTCAAATCCGCCTGGCTTACGTCAAACCCAAGATCCGACAACTTAATCAAATCGCTACTCTGAATCGTGTCACCTTCAAAGTAACTAATACCCAACTCCGCAGCCAACTGCGGGGTCATCGGATCTCCAGTCTGAATGCCGCTTAGACCACCAGTCCCCTCTTCAAGGATCGTGTCGTCATACTTCGTCTGATCACTAGCAGGAACCACAACCTCCTGGTCCGAGAACGTATTAACCTCAACAGGAGAAACAACCTCTTCCTCGGCAGGAAAGAGATCCGCCGTCTTTTCCATCGTGTCCGTATAACCGCCAGTCTCGGAGTCATAGAAATAGCCATTCGGGGCCGTCAAAGTCCCGTCGCCGTTGTCGATGAAGTTATGCCGTTCAACCAAAATCTTTTCTACAGCACTCAACTCAGGCGCAGATTCCTCTTCAAAGACCTGTACACCGCCGCTGATGTCTTCATCATCCGCCATAGCAGCAACCGTAAAGTCCTCGCCACTCGACGTTTCCGTATAATCAACATCCTGTGTTGCACCAGCCGCACCAGCACCCGTCGTGTAATAATCCTCAACAGCCGCTACCGTCGCATCCGTCGGCTCATATACATCAATACCAGTCGTGTCAGACGCAGCAATCTCGTCCAACAAACTCTGGTCCTCCTCGCCAGCAGCCTCCAACTTCTGAAAATAATCGTCCTCCGTCGTCGCCTCCTCCGAAGCACTCGCAAAAACAGAAGAAGGCAAACCAGCATATATACTCGTCGTCTTCCGATCAATCGTGTTCTTCGGAATAATCAAATCCTGACCAACATAAACCGTATTCACGTCCTCCAACGGAATACCATTCAACGCTGCAATCTCAGCAACCGTCGTGTTGTTATATCCAGCAATCTCACCCAACGTGTCGCCAGACTTAACCGTATAATCCTTAGTCTGACTCGCAGGTATACTCGACTCCTCACCAGACAAATTAAAATAAGTGATGTTCCCGTCGTCGTCAGTGCCTAAACCATACGCACCAACCTCCGCAGCATAATTCATGGAACTCTTGCCGTCGTCGTCACTAACAGACGTAGAGGCCCCAGACACAGGATTCGTATAGCTGACCGCGTTCCCACCATCGTCAAAGTCATAGTTACTGACATTCAATCCAGTGTTCTTCTCAATCCAAGCAAATACACCACCCATTATAATCTCCTAAAGGTCCAAGGTCCCAGGACCACAATACAATAACACCAAACGAAAATATACCCGCGATTTTTCCAGCACCAAGGGACTCCTAATGAATCTGCGCTTTCCTTGCCTTCTTCGTCCTCCGGTAACTCCGGTTCTTACTAGCTTTTAGCACCCCAAGGTTTTTCTCACTGTTATCCCTCGGGTTACCATTCCGATGAGTCACATCCTTGCCGTCACCCTTCTTGACCTTGCCAGACTTGAGCAACTTAGCTCGGGCCGCGTTCCGCGAAGCTCGGTTCTTCTTTTGCTCAGGCTTCGAGTGGTAGTTCTCGTATTCTTTCTTGTAGTTGCGTGGCACTTGTGGTCTCCTTGCGACGGTTCAACAACCCTAATGAAATTATACACGAATGAATTTACAAAACCAACATTATAGGGGGCGCACAGTCCTACCGTCCCGCAAATAAGGGGGTGGTGGGGGTCACGCCCCGTCAACGAGATGTCAGGTATTCGCCAGAGTAACCCCTAACGCATGTGTCTAGCAGAGTGGTCATTGTTTCTAGGACAGGTGCGCTGGGTAAGCTCGTTTCTATACCCCCGGGGGTGTTAGATGTTCCAGAAAAGTTTTGGTTTCGACCTTTTGTTTTTCTGGGCGACGACCGGGCTGTCGTGAACCAAGCCCCTTCAGGTCTTGGCCCTTCGGGCTTCCATCCCTGTCGCACCGCTCTCAGGGATTTTTCATCCCTGCCGCTCGGGCAAACCCTGAATAAACGCCGAGCGTTTAATCTCTTTAGGAACGACGTATCAACCCTCACCTGACGCCGTCGTGCGTGCGGTGGCGCGCGCGACGAGCTTTCAGGTGGGCTTGATTCGCCGTGTCGGACGCGTCGGTAAACTCCTTGCCTCCGCGTTGCAAGGGAAGGATAGGGGAATCGTCCTTACTCGCCGACAGGACAGGGGCACGAACATCCTTGGTTTGAGAAGTCGTGCTCCCTGTCCTGCCACTCGACGTACGATGCACACCCGACCACGCTCCCGCTTTTGTGGTCTAAACCAACTGTCTTTATTGGTTCTTCAGTAGGGTTGGTGTGCGTCCCCTTGCGCGTAAGTATATCAAACAACGTGGAATAGATTCGGGGCAACGGGGACACCGTTGCCTGTTAACCGAATCACGACGCGATAATCCCCTGCGAAACAACGCAACATCACTGCAACGGTTAAGGTGCTCGACAACAGAGCCATACCGTCTCTGTTCTCTCGCGCTTTATTAGTATTCCGTTGACCTAGTGACGTAGCATCGTTTCTTGCGCAAGCGTTGAAACAATTTGTCACCTCGGTAACAAATTGTGTCAAGGGATTATTAAGACACGTCGTCCACGTTTGATCTCCGGTAAGTGTATCAAATAATCGATACATAATCTTAATCATTACGAAAGGAGCCTGTTATGGCTAAATCAAACTACATGACAATCAACAACACAACTGGTGAGATCACTCTTAACCTGCGCGAGGTCAAGTTGATCCTACGGGTACTTGAGGGTGCACTCAAGAACAACCCAAACATCACCTCATGGTCGTGCGAGGTTGATCTCTACAACGAGCTAACCGAGGCTTACAAGCAGCAGCTCGACCAGTTGGCAGCGGATCTTGAGTATCATCAGAAGTACTCAATCCCATCCGAGACAGGCGGGGACATCGTTCGCGCTCGTGACGAAGCAACAAAAGGAGAAGCAGCTTAATGGAACCGATCAACTTGTTTCACACACCCTGTGATTGGGACGAGTTGATGGATTGGGTGAACCGACACGCCAAGTCGGATCGCCCACATCTCATCACAGCAGCAGCCATGGGTTGGAACCTGGCTGTATCAACCAGTAAGTCAGAACAGAAGGAAAACAAAGATGACTAACGATTTCGAAACCAAACTAGCCGACGCCATCTGGGCGTTGGTCGAACCCAAGATCGAGCAGAAACTCGCTCAGTTCCGCGATGACCTCGGCACATTCGACGGGGATCTGGACGAGCGGATCAGTGACTACATGTCCAGCAGCTTCCGGCTCGATGACTACTCGTACGAACTCGACGGGTTGATCGACCAGCAGCTTCAGTATCAAGCCGAGGACGGCGAACTGAAAGAGTGGCTCGATAACAACCACGAGAAGTTCGAGGACAGAGTTCTCAACGTACTTCGCACTAACACGATCCGGATCGAGATCTAATGTTAGTTGAGATCGTACCGCACAGTGGAATGATTGTGCTGTCCGAAATCGTCGGTGGGTCTCTCATGACCCGCCGATACATCGGATACACAAAAGACGAAGCAATCCAACAATTCAGACAGGATATAGAAGATGAGAAAAGAGACATCCAAGATAATGAACGCGTTCTATCGTGGTAAGCCAGCACGAGCAGCACGGACACACACAGATGGTCAGACCGTCTGGCTACACAACAACCGCATCGCATGGCGTAACGACCATGGCGACATCTGCTTCACACTAGCAGGGTGGGCCACAACAACAACACGAGAGCGGATCAACGGTCTTCTCAACACTTTTGGCGAGAACAGATGGGGTGTTTGTCAGCACAAGCACGACCAGTATCTTACATATTACAGCTGGATCACAGGAAAAAGACATATGGAACCTATTGGTGACAACGAGGTTATCAACTTCACAACACTACGCACATTCGAAAGGGAGTACAGACTATGACTATCGGAGGATTCACATTAATGGACAGCGGCTACGGCCTGTCCGTCACAGAGTATGAAGCAGGTTGGTCGTTCTGGTTACAGGGCGACGACGCTCAACAGTTCCGCGATGAGTGGGAAGCGTATCAACTAGGTGTCGGGAATAACTTCCGGCACTTCCTCTCAACACAC